TAAACTAAAACATACATTTATTCTAATTCACCTCGCTCTCGCATTTTTGCACGGATTTTTGTAGCACTAATATCATGTACTTCTTTTCCCAAGTCATGTTCAGTAAATGTATAACCTACTCCACGACCCCAACTAATATTAACTATATTAGGCACTTTCATTATGATATATTCTTTTGAATATGTAAAGCCTTGGTTTTTAAGTGCATCACAAATAGGCGTTCTAACATCATGGAAGTCCCAAGGATTATCTGTATTGCCCATTCCAGCATCAGCACCTTGTACATCTCTTACCATAATGCATACCTGCCCATGCTCTGCTTGAATACGTTTGAACAATTCAGTATGTCCATCGTGCCAAGGTTGCCAACGCCCAAGCATTTGTGCAGTTGGTTTTTTCCAATTAAACATTTTCTTCCTCAAGTCTGTAAGCTACATAACCAATTGGTGTTGTATTTTGTTTTTTCATATAACGTTCAATAATAGGAACAAGTTGTGTATGTGTATCTTCAAACCATTTAGCAACATGATAATCTATGTCGTGTCTCTCAGGTGGTTCAAACATACGATTTGTATCTTCAAACCTTCCTTCTGGTATTGTATCCATCCATACAGTAAAGTCAGGTGCAAATTGTTCTCTTGCTTCTTTGGTAGGACAAACAAAATCTGCTACGGCAATTTTGCCTGCTTTTACAATGCCATCAGCTAGATGTCGCATACGATTTGCTTGTTTAATTCTACCTTCAAGACTAAAGTCCCATTTACTCATATCATGCCCTTCATACTGTTTGCGTACTTCGTCTGCATTGATATGAACACCTCCTAATAGTTTTGCAAGTGGCTCAGCCAGCGTAGTCTTGCCACTACCAGGTAGTCCAAATATTAATATTTTCATTGATGTTTCTCCGTTAAGTACATACTTAATAAATATATTTATGATTTATTATATTGACATTGACGGCACTATTTGTGAAGATATTCCTATAAAAGGAAAAACTGAAGCACAATATAGACAGCAAATGCCTTACAAAGATAGAATTGATGTAATTAATAAACTTTATGATGATGGACATGAAATACACTATTGGACTGCCAGAGGTGCTACTAGAGGCATAGACTGGACAGACCTTACCAGAGAACAACTTGAGGAATGGGGTTGCAAGTATCACCAACTGCACATGGGCAAACCAAACTTTGATGTTTATGTTTGTGATAAAAGTTTTAACAGCGAACATTGGTTTACTCAAAATTAGTGTGTACAAATTCTTCTTGTGGAAGTAAACTTATAATTCTTTCAAATATATAAATGAATCCAACTTCATAATAACTCTTCATTAAACCTTTGGATTCTGGTTGTGGATATGCTACAACTGTTTCACACTCTTGGCATATTTGTCCTTGTGGATTGAATGTTATTGCCATAGTTTTACATTTTGCACGTTTGGCAACCAATGTATATGCAAGACTGCTTACAGTAGATCCACTGGCTGTTACAAATACTGCTAGGTCTTGTTGATCTATTTCTGGTATTAATAGGTCTTCACTGTGTGCTACGTCATATCCCAACTGGCTTAGACGTTGCATAAACATTTTAGTTGCAAGTCCTACACGCCCTTTAGCAATGAATACTATGCGTCTTGCACGTTTAATACTTGTTATTATAGTTGATTCATTTCGAGCATCTTGTAGTGCAGATACATAACCAATCCATGTTTTATCGAATTCATTCATATTTTTTAAGTTGCTCGATGCCCAATAAAAATAAAAATTTATTAAGGTCTTTGTCAACATTCAGAGGACTCATGCTGAGCCAAATACAACCAACACCCAATTCTATTTTGCGTTTGTGCTGATGATAAATTGGCGACAGCTGGAATTGATTCAAACGAATACTGTCCTCTTCGCTCGGCGATATTTTAATTATATAACCATTTGCATCTTGTGTCAAGTGATAATTTTCCAAATTAATATTGTGTAATCTCAAGCTGTGATAAAACTTGCATATATCGTAAAATATGTCATTGACAACTCCTGGTCTATGGTCTATATAATGTATTTGATCTTCACCTACTATTATGTTGTCTACTACTAGATCACCATGACATGCACCTACAAGACCTGTGCTAACCAAGTCCCAATCTATGTTCTCTACTGTTCTTGTGCAATCAATTTGTTGTCCATTTACTTGTACAGTGCCACTGAACTCAGGAAACTGTTGCACTATTTGATCAAAACGTTCCCATGTTTTGTCTTGCCATAAACTTCTATTTGTACATGCTATGTTGTTGTGTACGCTGAAACGCCAAGTGTCTTGAAGATTACGAAATACACGTTCAAATTCGCCATTCATTGGATTGACTTTGCCATTTACTTTTGTATAACTTAGTCCGTGTTTAGTATGTTCAATTGGTTGTGGGTGCGGATAATTGTTGTTGGGTTGTATGTCAGGCTTGTTTACAAATAGTTTTACTATTCTATCATTTACACTGTATATTTCTTGTTGTGTTTTATCCAATACACTGAAGCTGGCATCCTGTTGTACTGTGCGATAACTTTCTACATTGCCTACATCAAACCAATCTACCAGTGCTTTGCTTTGTAAACTGTCCAATTGCTGTAGCAATATTAAATCATTTCTACTGATATCTGTAGACTGAAGTATATCATAATACTCCTGGCTGTCCTTAATAAAACTAATTCCGCTGTACACAACATCTTCACTGGTGTCGTAATATTGTTTATTATCAGGTGTACAAGTAAACCAAGTGTTTGTGTCTACTGTATCAACTATTGTACTCCAGTTGTCGCAAGCATTGTAGTACAATGGTTCATCAAATACATGACTGGGTATTTGCTTAAAGCTGGCAATTTGACTGCTATTCCAGTTTTCTATTTCTATAAATTCTACATTTTTGCGATTGCTGTGTTGTATATACTCTTGTATATACTCAGCTTCATAACCAAGTGTAATATAAATTTTATCTATATCCGCAAAACTGTTGATAATATGATCTATTACTGCACAATCGCCTATGCGTATTAGTGCTTTGTGAAATTTTGTATATCCAACACTTCTTGTGCCAGGACCACTGCAAGGTATTAGGAGATTAGGCATGCAATATTAGCCTCATAGTTGTCATTGAATAACACTTTGCTTCCTGCTACCAATGTTATATTTGGATTATCTTTGTGTTCAAGCACTGTACTGATCTTCACACCGCCATCTATTGTAACTGGTCTTTGTGTGTCTGACAGTGTAGAAAGGTCATAAAAACTATCTTGTACTTTTATTCCAGGATTATATGCCATTAATAAAAATTCATCTACATTTAATCTATCGCAAATTCTATCAATTTGTGCTATTGTATGATAAGGCTTAAACGCTAGATGCAGTCTTTTATCTCTGCTTAAAAAGTCAATGCACTGTTGCTCACTGTGAAAACTTTCGTAGTGTGCAAATATTTTATTTGCTTTTGTTTTTAGTATTGCGTCCCAGGCGGGATTGTTACAGGCTATCATTGCATGTACATCAATGTGTTGTGCATAATCTATTTCATCTATAGCTTCAGGATGCACACCCAAACGTGGAACAAAGTGTCCGTCCATACAGTCCATGTGTACGCTCATGTTGTATTTTTCTTTTAGTCGTGTATAACTTTGATAGATATTGTAAGGTCTATCACAAATATAGCTTAAACTGAGTTGCATGTAAAATCCTCTATTATGTTGTCTTTGATGACAACTCCTGTTTTAATACCTTTTTTAAAATTTAATCTTTCTTCTTCCAAGTATAACGTTTCACTGTATGCTCTAAGATCTTCATAGTTTTTGATGACTTCATGTTTGGGAGGACTTACTTCTGTATGACTTTTAAAGGTGATTAATACATTTGGGTCAGTCCAGCACAGTCCTATATTAACCCAATCTTGTTTAACATCTCTTGTAAGTGTATCATAATTAATCCATTTGTCCACTTTGAGATTGTAAATGTTATTTTTTAATTTGAACGTTTCCCAATAAAAGCCTCTCCAGTAGTTTCTAAATTCATGCTCGCCGATGTAAATTGGATTTATGTCTTGTTCACCTGCATACCATTGATTCTTATGCCTACTCACACACATGCTTGCTGTTAATTCAAATATATTTTGTCGCCAACATACTATGGTATAGTCAACTGCACTGTTGAAATCATCTAGTAGTCCCATTTCTTTCATATCAACCAAATGAACTGTGTGATTTTTAATAACACATCTGGGTGTGTTTATAAATTCTTGCAAATGTTTGTGAAAGAATCTATTGTCTCTAAAATTACTGTTATAGGGTTCATTACCAAATTCAATATCTTGGTTGGTTGCATAGTATTGTCGAATCACGTTGAATAGGTATGTAGTTCCGCTCCGTGGTTGCCCAAGCAGATGTATTCTCATAGCCAGCCCTCGTATTCCGGAATAATGTCTACAATACGTTGTTTCCTAATAGGATCATATGTACGAACTCTTGTTTTAAATTCTTCCCAATCTCTGCCTGGACTACCCAAGTCGTTGGTTTTTAAATGAGTAAGTATACCATCCCATGTTTTTTCGTGCATCAACTGTTCCCAATGAGGTTGCCATTCTGTGTCTATTTTGTGTAAAAGTTTTTGTTTTAATTCAGCAGGCATATTGGTTACACATGCTCCGCCATCATAAACAATATTCAACCAAAGTTTGACTTCACCTTTGAATTCACGTTCATAATATTCAAAGCTACGCATTAGATCCCAAATACTATAGTTGCTAATACTGTAACTGATTTTAGGTCTAAATCCATGATCCCAAACAAAACGTTTGAGTGTGTCTTCAAACACATTCCATTTTCCTGGATACCTTGCATATTCAAAACAAGACTCTATACCATCAGCACTGAATAAAAAATGCACCAATTTAAAATGAGGCCAAATGTTTTCTATTGCATGTTTAGGATAAACACTGCCATTTGTTGCATAGTTTAAAATAATATTTTGTGCATATCCTCTTTCAATTATCTTTTCTAAAAATTTAAATTGCTGTTTGATTAAAAAAGGTTCTCCTCCATATAAATCAATTTGATCAATGTGAGGTAATATTGTTTCTAGTTGTTGCCAATATTCTTCATTTTCGTACCATTTAAAATTTGTATTTTGTTTGTTACTAAAGAAGTCTTTATAACCTGCTTGTCGCATGTCATCTACCCAACGACTGCTACTCCAAACATTACAAATTCTACAAGCAAGATTACAGAGGTTGCCCAGCTTTAGGTCTAAGTATCTATGTGTAAATCTATTTTGCTCTATCATTAACCCTTGATTAGCATACTTTAGATTTTCTCTCATGCGTCTTGTTACATTACCATCTGCTTCTTCAATATAACATTCTTCACAGCCTCTAACAGGTTTATCCTCAAGTGCCGCTTGACGCATTGCACGAGCATCTTCACTGTCAACTATGTCTTGAATATTGTGTGTTGCCGCGTTAAAAGGTACACCGTTTTCGTCTTTGTAAACAGTTCTACTTACACAACATGGTGCGACATGCCCAAACGATTTGATTTCATAATGTAGGAAAGGTAAAGCACAAAAATGTTTTGTTTTTAGCTTTCGTCCATCATTTGATAGAGTATAATCTTTTTTCATGTTAGAAGAGTTTCAAAACCTTGTTTCTCTACTAGGTATTATTTTACTTTGCTCTTGCTAGTACTTCCACACGAACCCTTGTTGCAACTAATTCTGCATCTGAGGTCCAATTGTCTTCGCCGTAAGCATTTCTCATGCTCTTCCAGACTTCTAATACACTAGCATCTGAGGAGTCTTTTCCTGCTCTGCTTAGGGCTTCCCAGATTACTTCATTTAGAGTTTTATCATTTTCGATACTTGCCATTTTAGTTCTCCTTTATAATATAGTGTATTTATGGAGATACTAATTGTTTTTTACGCTCGTTATACCAATCTAACCAACTGTATTTCCAGGTTTTGCTTGCTAGTTGCATATTGTTTTCATCATATAATGCAATGCCACATATATCATCATAGTTCCACAGTTCCAACATTGTTTCAATATTGTCTTCTGGCAAGTCGCTTGCCCTTCTGTTTAGATCTCCTAGGAAACACCAACCCAAGCTGAGTGTTTTATCTTTTATATCAATTTGCTTTTCCATACACCATTTTTTAAAATCGTCCCAATTTTCACCAGGATGTCCGTGATTAAGGTTTACATCAAACTCTCCACTCAAATAACGAATACCACTGATATTACTGTTATAGATATCCTCATCTTCGTCATGCCAGGCTTCTCTGTGTGTTTTACCAGTCTGTGCATAGTGCATTCTTATTGCACCAAATGGTTGATGAATCATTTCAAAATGATCATAGTCTCCATCAGCTTCAATTAAATCATGTCTTACAATAGGTTCCATGCATATAACAACACTGCTTGAACTTTTGTTATCTTCATATGCTTCAAGTCCTCTTAATTGACTTTCTATTTCATGACACAACCAATTGAAATTGTTAACACTGAATTGATGTGACTTATCGAACTGATCCCAATATTCGCTGACGTTCCAAATCTGTCCTATTAGTATTTCAAAATGATGATGTATTTTGTTTAATTGATCTTGGTCAACTGTGTCTGCATCAAAATGTAAATCAATATTATAGTCTATTTTATTTTTCTTACAGTATTTGTTAACCTTGTCAATATGGAAGTTAAGTTCTTCACACATAAAAGGAATTGTACGTTCAATTTTAGTTTTAGGATATACCCAACCATGTAACATAAATTGCTTTTCTATTCTTGCATCTGTATCTAAGTAATCTTTTTGTAATGCTGATGCCCATTTCTGCGCCAGCGGAATATCTCTTATATCCCAAACAACATTTTTTGTTGTTTCATTATCTGTGTTTCTAAATGTAATTTCTAATTGCTTGTACATTATTCCTCCAACTCTACTTCTATCTTGTCAAAAGGTTTGATTTGATAAGCATATGGATCAACCAGGGTACCAATTTCTATTTGTCCCCATTGACGTGGATCTATATGATCAACACCTTGTGCATGTTGTTCACACCAATTGCAATACTTTTCCCAATCCCAAGTTGAATTAAAGTATGGCAACATTATTTCATTCGTAATGTGTGCTTTTGGGTTACTTTGTTTACGCTCCGCGGCTTGCACATCGTTGGCTTCGTACATGTGCCATAATGTTTTACCAATTTCGCTGTATCCTAGATACAGTTTACGCTTTCTATATCCAGGCTTAAAAAGTTCCATGTGTTCTTCTCTGATAGGAATTTTTTGAAAAGGCTCCATTCTAAATCCTAACCAGCTACCATCATATCCAACTCTATCATTTTCTATGTTGTGTATGTTATCATTGAACTTACTAATCAACGGCCCAAGCCATCTGTTTTCTGTGTCGCTTATTTTATTTTGATCAATGAGTATTTCATATTCTTCGACATAATTGTGCAAATAATTTAGTGTATCTTGATTCCATCCGTCGAGTATACACTCAGGATCTATCTTTCCAATGGTATCATTGTAAATGTCTGTTTCTAGTAATTTTTTTGCTTGCTGATATAGTTCACAATATTTGTCTATAGTTTCACTTTTGGTAAAACACATACTACTACTGTATACCGGAACATCACTGCCAGCTTTAACAGCCTTAACAAAATCTTCAACTGCCGCATTGTTGTCATAAAGATTATAGTAAAGACTATTGTTTTGATATTCTTTCCAAAAGAAATTGATTTTAAATCGATATTTTATCATGTCCAGGTCCTGCTTTTGTATGAATAAGTCTATCCATTGGACTGTCGTGTCCGCATATTTTAGCACAATACATGCACTTTCCTTGTGCATATGTAGTCATGGTCCATGACTTCATTATTGTAGAGTCTAGATAATTCATTATATTCTCAAATTTGTTTTTTGTCAAGTAAAGTTTTTCAGTGTCCCAAATGCCTTGTAGTTGTTTTTTTGCATCATCTTGTCTACCACTAGCCCATAGTTCACCTATGTAACAACAAGGCATGACCAATCCATCACATTGTATCATAATTTCACTGCCTGTTTTTTTCAAACTTTTGCATTTTATATTGTGATCTTCATATTGAACAAAATGATGATTACTGACATATTCCTTCCATTGGTCAGGAGGATTGCCCACATATGCAATAGGATCTTCAGTGTTTCTTTCCATACCCACAGGTGCATTCACGTACTGTAAATCATCTGCCGCTTCTATATAATACTCCAACTTACCTTGTGCATCATATACACCTCGCTTTTGTATTTTGTTGTCCCATACCAATCCATCAGGACTTTTAATACGAACACTTTTAAAACCCATGTCCTGTGCTCGTTGTTTTACTTCTTCAATCTGATGTTCATTGTGTTTAAAAACTAAGAAGTCCCAATATGCTATGCCTCCTGCTTTAATAAATGCAGTTGCATTACGCATGAGTTTATTCCAATCTACATTTCTTCTATACAATTCATTTGTATCTTCCAGTCCGTCAATACTGAACCACATATAATGCTTGGGATCTGTACTTAATGCTTTTCCTGCTCGTGTCCAAACTTCTTCACTGCGTAGTCCACCATTACTGTGTGTTACAAGTTGTTTGTTTGCAGGAAGATTTTCAGCACAATATTCTAATATTTCCACAATATCTTTGGCGGCAAAAGGGTCTCCTTGATTACCACACAACATAATTCTATCTGTTTTTTCCAGTACATCAAGAGGAAACCATTTTTTAAATTTGTCAAATGAAATACTTGTTGGTGTCAATCCAGGTCTGGTTATTCTGCTACCAGCCCAATAGCGTGGACAAATAGGACAAGCCGCATTACAAACATTGCTCAATTCTACATGAAACTGATATTGGTTGTATGCAGGTTTACTCCAACTAAAACTCAAAACAAAAACTCCAATTTTGGAAATACACTAGCACAGTCTTCTCGCCTAGTATTGTCAAGTGCCTTGGTGAAGTGTACAAAAGTATCTCTTGCTTGCTCATAATCTATGTCGTTATGATATCTGCCTATTAGATCATCCAGCATGTATTCTGGTAATAATACATCAATATTATCTAACTTACGCTTTCGCATATCACTTGGTATAATGTAGGCTGTCTGATAATCAGGACTGTGTACATGATTATAATAATGATACAAATCTATATGGTTGTCCTGTAACCATTTCCAAAGTTCTTCAGCATACATGAAATTGTATACATTTATAGTTTGACATATAAGAAGTTTTATTCTAGGATAGCGTTCTTGGAACAAACGTATATTCTTTATGCTGAGTTCCCAATCAGCAGGATTTCTTATGTAAGCATTTCTTTGGTCAACATCATCTAAACTAAGATTGAATCTAACGTTTTTAAATTCACTTAGTATTTCTAATCCTGGTTTTATCTTTTCTAAATCATAATTTAAATTTGTGTGATAGCCAATGTTTATATCAGTTTTACCTTGGTCTAGTAAACCTTGTAAAAATTTAAAGTGACGAGGGATTAAAAATGGCTCACCTCCACTTATGTGTAGTTCTCTTAAATCACCAGTGTGTGCTAGTATGTCTTGATAAAACTCATCACTGTCTACCCAATCAAAACTGTAGCGATCTTCTGCTCTAATTTTATCATAGTTGCTGGCAAGTGGTAGTTTATCTTTTAGTAGATCATATTCTTTTATCCACTTGGTACTGCTTTCTGCATTGCAACTTCTACAACGTAAGTTACAGTGATTGCCTAGCCTCAGTTCGATACTACGCAAATTAGGTGTAATGGTTCCATCTTCAGCAGTTACTTTGGACCAATCATCTTTCCATATACTGTCTCTGATGCGTTTACTACGACCTCCACCATCTTCAATTTTTTTACAGCCCATACAACTGTCTGGTATTTTTCCAGCCAGCATCTCTCTGCGTATTCTACGATAATTGTCACTGTTTACAATTTGTTCAATGCTGTGATTTTTTACACCAAGTATATTTTTTTCGCCACGAGCATCGATATTATATCCATGTCCAGCCGCTTTTTTGTGTTCAGCTTCACAGCAAACACTTGTGCTTCCGTGTGGAAAAATACTAAAATGTACCCAAGGTAAATCACATAGGAATTGCATTGTACCAATCCTTTAATTTTGGAAACACGGTTCTAAAATCTTCGTTTCTTATTTTATCTAAGCGTATTTGTTTTATTTTAAACTGCTTTCTTAATTCTAATACATCTTCGCAATTACTCATATCTTGCATGTAATCAATAACTGTTTTGAAACTTGGTTCAACAACTTCTCTGAGATATGGTTCAAGTGTATTTAAATAACTTTCAAAACTATCTTTTACTTGCTGTTTAAGATCATCATCCAATATTTTTATTGTGTGACTTCTAGGAGTTTGCAACAGATTATGCAGTAGTATTTGATAAGGCTTAATGCCTAATTCATCGAGTCTAGTATACAAGTCTGGTATTGTTAAAACATTCATTGCTTGTGTCGTGCATTCTATTAGAATTTTTACTTTGCTGTCTTTGAGACTTTTGAGATTATTTTCTATTTCTACCCAGCGAGTTCCTTTGCGTATATATTCTGCTCTTGAATCAATATCATCAATACTTGCATTTATTTGAACGGAATCAAAAAACTTCCACATGTCAATTAAGTCATATTTTTTATAGTGCAATTTCAACAAATTTGTATTGTATCTAATCTTTACATCGTGTCTATTGTGTGCTATTAGTTGTTCAAGTATGTAGTAATGCTCATCCATTATAAGAGGCTCACCTCCTGCAAAATAACAGTACTCAACATCATGTATTTTATCTTTTACCCATTGCTCAAGATCAATTTTACTTTTGTCCTGAGCATTTATAACTCTACTTTCTAAATTGAACTTTCTATTTTGAATCTTTGCAAGTTCTATTTCATCGTCATACCATTGACTGCTAAATGTGTGTCCACACATCCTACATTTCATATTACAGAGATTACTGAATCTGAAGTCCCAATACTTGAAATTGAAATTGTTAACACTGCCATCACTGTTTGTATTTGCTAATAAGTCCTGTATATTTTGTTTAAAGTGTTGGTTGTGATGTTGACGCATACTGGTTACACCATGTTTTTCTCTTTCAAAACATTTTGCACAACTTTTAGGTTCTTGATTGTTTAAAAACTTTAGCCTAAGGTCTTTAAAGTTTTTGTTGTTGACTATTTCATCTGGACTACCTTCAGACAGATGTCCCATTGGTTCATCGCCTATACAACAATGTAAAACATCACCCGATGAATTAAAATGTAAGTGTAACCAGGGCAGTACACAAAATGTTTTACTAGCGGTCATTGTTTGGTTCTTCGATATTCTTGCTTTGCCTCTTGGTAAAAATTTTCTAACTCTGGAAATACTTGTGGAAAACTTTCTTCTCTGTGATTGTCCAATAAACTTGTAACTTCATAGAATTTTGCTCTTAGTTTAGATTTTGTCCATTTGTCCATATCCTTGTCCAAGACCATATATTCGATAATACTGTTGTACTTGCTTCTTAAATCATCTTTTTGATCCTTAGGTACAGTAGCAAGATGTTGATCAAATTTTTGTTTGATTTCTTCTTTATCACTGTCAAGTAGTAGGTTAACATGATACCACTGTGGATTAGTTAATACATTGTTCAGGTGTATGTGTTGCATTTGCAAACCTTTACTGAACAACCAGTCTACAAACTCAGGTGTGGTTTTAACATTAAACAAATTTATTGTAGGACTTATACTAAACATAACGTTTTGTTCTGCTTTAGCCTGCATAATTCTATCTACATTTTGCTCAATTGTTTTCCAAACTGTACCTTTACGAATGTACTCTCCTCGAGAATCCATAGCATCTAAACTTGCAAGTACATTTACATGCTCAAAGTTTTTCCATAGTTCAATGTTGTCCCATTTTTTAAATTTCAGTTTGAGTAAATTTGTATTGTATCTTATTCTTACATCAAAGCGTTTCTTTTCAATTAGTTTTTCTAGGATATAATAGTGTTCATCCATTATAAGTGGTTCGCCGCCAGCAAAGTATACCTCTTCTACATGATCAATATGATTTTCCAACAAGTCATAAAGGTTTTCTTTGCTTACATCTCTTGTGTTTACAACACCGCCAGGTGCTGATTCGCTAGATGATCCATATACAGCTAGTTCATCTGCATTCCAAAGACTGCTTAGATGTCCGCCACACATACGGCATTTCATGTTGCACAAATTACTAAATCTAAAGTCCCAATAGTGTAACTTTACATCATCTACATGTCCTTCTTCTGTTGTTTTGTTTTCTATGTCTGCAATATGATGATTGAACTGACGATTAGCATTTTGCCTAAAACTTGTAATGCCCATGTTTTCTTGTTCATAGCATTTAACACAGCTTTCAGGAAATTTTCCTTCTAGTAAATCTTTTCTAAGTTCTCGCATATAGTCATTGTTGAATACTTCTTCAAGCGTATTATTTTTAAGATCACCAATAACATTTCTGTAGTCAGTAATACAACATTGAAACACACTACCGTTGGGCCAAGTATTTAGATGTATCCAAGGAATAATACAAAAACTTTTGCTTGGTTCTTTGTTAGGTTGTTGCTTCATTCATTTCCTCCCACCATTTAGTAAATCCTGCATTGTCTATTGTTTTTACAATATCAATATCTCTGCGTTTGGTATAACTGCTAAAGAATTTAACAAAGTCTGCTTGTTTATCTTCTACTGTATCTGTATCTTCTATTGCTCTATTAATTTTTTGAAGATATGTGATTAATCTTTGTATATGTGCTTTCTCACTATCTGTTAAGAAACTTCCAAATGCTTCTAACCATTCTGTTAGATGTGCTATTCGTTCTTGTTTAATATACTCTGGTAACAGGGTAACACTTTGAAAACTAGGAAAACGCAATATGTTTAATGTCATATGAAACAATGCTTTGTTGCTAAATTCTCTTTTAAGATCAATCATATCATCTAAAAAGTCAGTGATACTAAACAACGTAAGGTTGCTTATTGTCATCATAATACTAATATGTCTATAGTTGCCTTCTTTAGCAAAACGCACAAGGTTACGTTTCCATGTGTTATATTTAAATCCATGTCGTATTAGTTCTGCATGTTTGCCCGCTGTTTCACAACTAGTATACAAATCAAATGTTTGAAACTTTTTGCTTGCATCAATCAGTTTATCCATCATTTTATCTTCAAGTATAAGATTACTGTTTATTGCAAAGTTAAACTTTTCACCTTCGCATTTATCTACCAGCTTCCAAAAGTGAGGACTACGAGTAGGTTCACCACCAGTTACTCTTAACTCTTGTAAATCTTCTTTGAGACCATCATCAAACCATTTAAAGAATGCTTTGGTAAACAAGTTGCCATCATGTCCTTTGAGACCAAAGCTATGAGCATGATCTCCGTCATTCTGATATGCTCCGCCACCTGCTGTTTTCATGCCTTCATATATACCATTTGTTTTTATGTCATTGGCCCAAGTAGTACTGAACTCAGGATTACAGTAACTACAACTTAGATTGCACAGATTGTCAAAACTAATTTCAAGTGTCTTAGGATTAACATCTTCATCCCAACCAATATTTTTGATTGCTTCTATTTCTTCTGGAGTATAAATGCTACTTTTGAAAACTCTGTCGCTCATTGCGTCAGGGTCTGCATCTTCTACAGCCCAACAGTATGTGCATTCTTCAGGGCGTTTACCTTCGAGCATTTCTTTTCTACGTTGCTTTTTAAACTCTGTGTTGTGTATTGCTTTGTGATTTTTAAATACTTCTCTTGGTGGAATATAATGTGCTTCTGGATGATGACAACTAGCAGTTCTGCCATTGCTTAACCATATAGTACTATTATACCACTTAGCCGCACAAAATCCACAACCTACTTTGTTTACTTGATCTTTAACTTTTTGTAGTTCTTTATGTTTCATGACTCACCTTGATAATCATATGTTTTACAAATTTTGTAATACGTTTCTAGCTCTGGGAATGTTTTTGCAAAGTTTGTATTTCTTCTAATATCATACTCGTCTACATATTTCCAAAAATCACTGCGGTTCATATCTAATGTACCTATGCTATCATCATTCATAAATGCCAACAATCTTTCCAATTGGTTTATTTCTTCTAACCATAAAAATCCTGTATCCTTTGTATTGCCGACTTGATAACTTTCTGCAAAAGTTATAATATCTTTTTCCACTATTGCTTTGGTTTCATCATCTAAATTACATATAGCTAGGAAATTTGGATAACGAAGAAAGTTAGACATACAAGGCAAAACGTTTCCATCGTCTTTGTGTTTAATATACTTAGCTCTTAATTTTATCACGTCTTTTAGAAAGTGATGATATGATCCAACGCTCAATATGTTGACTGTGGTCATAAATGCAAAAACTAGTTTAAATTCTCCGTACAATTCACTTAATACCCAATCGCAGTTTTTATACCATCTATCATAATCTAAACCAAAACGTGCATACTCAGCCGCCGCTCCTGTACTTTCTCCGCTTGTAAATATTTGTAGTTCTTTGATATTTGGTCCAATCTCTTTTGCAAGTGCAATGAATCTTTCTAATAATTTAGGTTCTACATCTAAGTTTGTGTTTATAGCAAGCACTAAATCATCTCTTGGATTATCTTTAATTGCTTCCAGCACTTGCCAACAATCTTTACTCATCAATGGTTCGCCGCCTGTAAGTCTTAATGTGTGTAAGTTAGGATATAGTTCAGGCCACCATTTCCAAAATGCATCAACATAAGGATTAGGATCTTTTTTAGGAATAGGCATTCTACCCATGTCCTTCTGTGCTTCTAAATTATTGTGTTTAAAATGTGTTGGATATTCTCCATACTGATTAATTTCTTCCATCCATTTACTGCTGAGATCAGGACTACAATATGCACACTTTAGATTACATACATTGCTGAAACTTATTTCCAAATAACTGGGTTCTATATCAGTATCAGCACCTTTTTCCATAACATCATATATGTGTGGCATTGCCCAGCTGGTTTGACTTTTGTAAGTTCTGTCACTAAAGAACTTGTCTCCTTGATCTTCTACTCTCCAACAGTAATCGCATTCTTTTGGTCTTTCGCCAGCAAGCATCTGTCTCATACGTTCTTTTTTATGTTGGGTATTGTGTAGTGCTTTAGGATTTTTCAATACTTCTTCAACAGGTATCTTGTGTGTAGGAGGATGGTGACAACTGTGATTCATTCCATTTTGCAAATACAATGTATGTTGCAACCATTTGGCTAAACAAAAACTAGGACTTATACTGTTGAGCAAGTCTCTTGTTTCGTTTAGTTCATCTTCTAATTGTTTTCTACCCATCTTTTTCCATCCATTGTTTAATTTGCTCGTAAAAGTAACGATTATGTTTTTGGTCCAAGTGATTTGGATACATCATTCTAGGTTTCAGTCTTCCTTGCTTGTGCGGTAAAGTCAATACCTTTTTATAAAGTATGTTAGGCATATCACCTTGTTCTGCCATTTTGTGTAGCATAAGATCCGGTCTAAACTCCATGTTAGTAAACTTGTGTCCTTTATGCCAGCCTTGTTTACTTCCATCATAATTACCAACTGGTATGCAAATGAACTTTTTAAAAAATCCAGCATAATGATCTAATGCACCCAAGAACAACTTTACCCTGTTTTGATATTCAGGTGTTTCCATATAATCCATTACAAAAGTTTTTGCAAACTCATGATATTGTTCCCAACTTACTGGCAAATTACGATTTGTATTTGCTTGACCTATCACATGATCATATTCTTTTTTAGAATAAGCATGATATGAAAAACTCCATTGATGATCCACTTTATAACCAGTCAATGGTACACGATTAATCATGTCAGCTAAAATAAAAATTACACTTATATTTTTGTAATCGTTTACTTGTATATCTTCATCTGTTTTATTAGTAAGACGTAAAAAACAAGTGTCACCGCTAATACCACATTGTGCATAATTTTCTACATCATATTCTTTGGATAGCCAATAAGCCCATCCTTCATATGTAAGACAATCCCTTTTATATTTAGAATTATTATTTTCTATAAATGCTGATGTATGTTCGTATTGATTTACATCTATCTTTTGCTTTATAAAAGCTGTTAAAGGCCAATCCTTAAATTCCATATAATTTGTTTTTATGTCAGCATGACTATCTCCGAAGATCCACAGTTTTTGCATTAATCTTCCTCAACATCAACTGCACAGTTTTTCCAACAAATAGGATGTGCTTTTTCCTGGTCATTCATTAACATTTTAAAAAATTCTTTCCATTGTTTACTATACAATATTTCTTCAATAGAATCAACATTTTTTATGTTTAGTTCTTCATCCCACAAATTAGCATAGTTTTCTTGTTTGAGAGGCATATGATCTAACCAACAACAAGGCATCATAAATCCAGCACTTGTAAAATTAGGAAAGTTTCCTAAATCCTTGGCTTTGCTAAAATCAAATCTATGAGGCATACATTGTGGTTTAAGTTTCTTCATACTTTGACCTCCTCAGTGTGTTCTTCGCCTTGATCATATCTAATAAATTCTCTTGTGCTTTGTATATTTGTACTGTATAGATTTTCATCATCTGGCGGATCTAAAGGACCATTGTCGTATCCAAACCTACCGCTTTTTACAGTCAAGAATCTTATTTTGTGTTGCTTTGCCAACTGTTTGGCTTGTTCGATTTCATGTTGATTGTATTTGAAAGGTATGAACTGCCATGTAACAAGACTGTTTTTTGGATTTAAATTTTGTTTACAGTATGTCATAGCATACCAACTTTCATCAAATTTTTGATTCTTTCTGTGCAATGCAGTCTTTTGATCAATGCCATCTATGCCAAAAATCATTTCTGTAAAATATTTCTTGCTGTTGCAAATATCAACTAACTGGTGCCACCATTCTTGTTTTTTGTGGCTACCGTTGGTATGTATTTGTACACGTTCTGTAGTTGTATCTCCTAGTGCATCAAGTATTTCTAAAAACTGTGGATTGTAAATTGGATCACTTATATTACCGCAAAACATTTGTGTTTTAAATGTGTTGCCTAATCTTACAGCGTCTTGTATTGTTAGATCTCCATAAGCGTTTTGATAATCTTTGACTTGATCCATTCCCCAATCTAAAATTGTCCTGCTACAAAATGCACAAGCTAACATGCATCTATGTGTAGCATCAATGTTTACTTTGTAGTTTAGCAACCATTTTACATAGTCGTCATACAATTCATCAAATTCATTGTCAGTTAGAGCTTGCTTTCCAAATGTTATCATGGCATAAACTCTCTATAATCAGTGCCATGTATTTGATCTAACAAAGTCATTTGTTCAATAAACTTCTTGCGTAACCGAGGTTCATCTAATGCTTCAGGCTTCATCCAACTTGGACTGTATACAGGCTGATTGAAAACACAGTGGATATCGTGTTGTTTGAAGAAATCTCTTATATCATCTAATAGATGATTGTTAAGTGCTTGTGGTGTGCATAAAATATAAATCTGTTCTATATTTTTCTTCATGTCTAAAATGTTGGGCCAAACTTGCTCCCAGTCTGCATTTTGTCTAAGATAGTTGAACAGAGGTCCAACACCGTCCGCACTTATTGTCACTGTTGTTGCTTTAAACTTGCGAAACTTTTCGTAGTATGCACTTAGATCCCAAGTGCCATTTGTTGTCAGTGCGAGGTTAATATTTTTTGCAAGATCTTTTTCAATCAAGTAATCTATTATTTTCCTTACTTGTGGAATCATAATAGGTTCACCGCCTGTGAACTTTATTTCCATTGCATCATGTAATTCTGTGGTCAGGTCTTTTACTTCCTTGTGCCATTTCTTTCTATTTTGTTTTCCGTAATGAACACCTAGAGGCATATCAGGATTTTCTTTAACAATTTTTTCCCAAGTACTGCTACTGTGACCTCCACATATCCTACAAGCAAGATTACATGTATTATTGATTTTTAGATCCCAAAATAATATCCCATCAGAATCTTCATAACCTTCTAATTTTTTATTATATGTTGTTCTATAGCTAGAGCCATCTCGTTCTTCAACAGTTTTACACCCATGACATCTATCAACCCAGCCGTGCTTACTTTGTTCATACATCTCCATATGTTTGCTACGCCAATCATCTTCAAGAGAGTACTTTGGATATCCGTTACCTTTGTCCATTACACAACAAGGATATACACTGCCGTCTGGATCAATTGTTAGTCCATGTTTAAATAATTTGCAGTAACTCATAAATCTAACACCTTGCAAAGTTCTGGCAAGTAATCTTGTATATCCAATTTTCTAAAATCGTTGGTGTATTTGATTGCATCAAGAAAGTAATTAAAATTTTGTTCATTATATTCTGCATTTTTAAAATAGCTTTGTATACTTTTTGTATGCTGTCCAAAAGACAAACTGTTTAATATCCAATCCATGTGTTTAGTTTTAGTAGCATTGCTTATTACACTGTAATTGTAATGCGGTGGAAATATTGCATATGTATAACCAATTTGATTGTTCTCAAATCCATGTACATCAGTAAAATATTTCCAAACTTCGTTGGCATACATTATATTTAACACACTCATAGTAGCATGGTTTTTCAAAGATACATTAGGTCTACTTTTCCAATACGCTATAGTTTCTTCAACTTGATCCCATACGCCTAGTGTTCTTATATACTCAAACTTTTTACCTATCGCATCAATACTAAAACTTATCATGATACTTTTAAACTGGTCGAACATTTTTTCAATATTAGGGTCTATTGTTTTGGTGCCATTGGTGCTATAAAAAAGTGTAATCTTACTAGGATCAGCTTCTCGACAAACTCTTTCTAAAAATTCTAAATGCTCTGTTTCGTAAAAAGGTTCACCTCCAAGCACTTCTATGTATTGTAGTTTGTCTAGTGGTACATTAATTTTGTTTGAAAAATTTTTGATCTTAGCTTTATCATAAACACCAGGAAAATTATCTGTTTGTTTAAGTATGTATTGATGTTCCTTAAACCATCCAGTGCTACTATGTGCGCCACAAGTTCTACATGCTAAATTACACTTGTTTCCACTAAAAAGTGAAAGCTGTGTGAGCACTCCGTCTGGTTGTGAATCTAAATTAACATCAGCATGTATTCTTTTACTTTTTTTACCGTTTGCTTCGTCTTGCCAGCATTTTTCACATGCACTATGTTCTTCACCATTGGCAAGTGCATGTCTGACTTCTTTTATAAATGCTGAATTTAAATATCCTTTAACAGTACCAGGACGAGGGAATTTGTCCCAACCATTTTTAATAAAACAACAAGCACCCTTTGATCTTTGATCATAACCATTTGAGGCTAGCTTGCAAGTTTTAGTCTGCGATGGTATCATCCACTTCGCCCTCTCTGACCATTGCTCCTAGTCTATGAGGATTTTTGTAAACTCTTTTAAAAAATCTACTGCCAGTCCAATCTAAATCACTTATCTCTAAATCTAGTTTTCCTCTGAGGTCTTCTCCTAGTTCTACAGTTTTAGCTTTAAGTTTATTCCAATCCCATGTGACTCCAGTATTTACGCACAGTTGATCACCGCCTTCAAATTCAGGGAATAGTTCATCTCTAAAAAAGTTGCTGAGCCAATCAAAGTCTCTTACATTACGCCAGTCCCATTTGCGTCTTTCTACATTTGTCATGTGACAGCCAAGTCTTGCTCCGTAGATTGCCCACAAACCATTTGTAGCATCTTCTCCTATACTCATCCATACCAACAATCTTCTATAGTTGTCCTGATGAATACGTTTAAGGTCTTTAGGATCAACAACATCTCCTCCTTCTAAACCCATCTTGACGCCTTCACGGAAACCTGCTCTCCATGCCTGTAGAGGACTACCATTGTTCATTACATCACAATAGACATTGTTCATTTGAACATATCTTATACTCCAACAAAAATCAACTTGATTTGCTTTATCACTTTCAGGAGCCGCTTCATGTGTACGCATTCTGTTGACAACATCCACGGGCCAACATTTTATTCCACCATTTCCATATACCAAACCATTGACTGCATTTTTGCCTGCCCAACTTATCACATCTGTTTCTCTAATTCTATTCATGTCTAATTCAACATTGAAAAAATCATCTCTTACAATGTTATCTGCATCAATAGTAATAAATCTATCAGTATCGCTCATTGCCGCCGCGGCTTTATGTGCGGCATCACTGCCCCATACTCCGTGACTGCGTTTTGCCCAAGGGCATTTATCTAATAGATCTGCATAGTTTTGTTCTGCATTTGGTTCATCGTAACTAATGTATACAATGTCAAATTCGTTGATGGGTACTTTTGTCATTGTGATTGCTCCGTGGTTGCATAGTCAAAGGTTAAATTTGCGCCGTCTTTGCATAAAAATCCGCAAGTAAGTAAATCAATATCAGTATTAATTTCTATTGTTTCTTGCCATCCTATCTCTTTAAGTGGGAGATTCAGCATTCCTACTAATCTATTAGGATTACGCGGTTCTGTCAAATATATTCCTATATCTTTATATATCTTCTCGTCTTGTGGGTTGTTAAAATTGCTTTTTATGAATTGTTTGTCATCAATTTGTTTGATAGTAAAGTCACAAGCAATATCGTTGTTAACTGGTGTTGGTACACAAAAATTACGTCTTTTGGTATATCTAGTAGTATATTCAACTCCAGTAAAGTTTACTCTACGTTGCAATCTATAACTACTAAAAATTTTCCTAGTCATTATTGATATCTCAGTTAGATTACACAACCTTCTAAGAGGTGTTAAGTCATATATCAAATATCCCTCGTCGATTAATTCAGCAGGATCAATTGTTATTGTTTTGATTAGAAAGTTAGGATCATTGTTTTTTATTAGATATAGGTTAATAGGATCGTATGCTCCTGATTCAGGATTAACACTTACATTTCTAAAGAAACGTTTGCCTGTCATTCTATACAATGTATCTTGACTAAAGTTTACTTCCATCTTCCATTGATTATTGTACAAGAATATATTAACATCTGCTTGTGTTTTGCTTATAGGCACAATACTAAGTTTGTTTTCAGCTTCTTTGATCCTAATTACTGCTGATTTCTCAACAAGTTTAAGTTCACCATTGATGTCTACAATAGCATATTTTTTTGGGTCAACAAAGCCCATTAGCATTTGCCTTGCATCATCACTGTCTGTAATTAGATGCGGATGATGTATGAAATCTTTTTCTTTGTTGGTTACCGTGACGATATCACCTGTGTCTACATCATAGTAAACATACCATTTATGACTAGGCTTTTCTTTTTGTAGTTCTCTAAGTAACTTTGGTTCTGAAGACATCCAACACTTCGTCTGTTAAAAATAACTCATCACTATAGTGAATAATTCCACCACCGATTACGCTGTTTTCTATTTGTACTCTACCTGCATCTGTAACCCAATAATTCAATGAATCAGTCCAATTTTGAGGTATCTCATCTGGATTTAAAAATACTCCATGACTGTTTAAATGTAAATCATACAAATTGTTTAATCTCGTAGAGACTTGTATTTCCATATCTAAAAAATGGGTAACTACATTGGCTAAGATATTTTTGTTAAAAGTTTCTGGTTTTTTATCTGTAAACAAATGTGAATAAACATCTCTCCAATTTTGAAAAACTGGATCAGCCATTTTAAACCATTGTTCTGCTAGTACACTATTTTTATGAAAATAAATTAGGTTATTAAAAAGTTTTGGCAATCTGTACTGCACTTCAAATTCAAATCTCTTTGAATAATCTATTCTAAGATTTCTATAATTCATTGCGTCTGAAGGAATACTTATGTCACCATTTGATAATATATCCCATAATGTATCAACATCTACATTTGAGAATATCGTATCATAGTCAACGTAGATTGTTTCTTCATAAGGTGTACAATGATAAATCTGCCACAAATTCATTCCATGAAATCCATCTTTGTGAGCACTGTTTCCATGAGGTAATTCTACTATATAATCAAATGCATGTTCATAGTAACTTTGCACATTTCCAGTTTTATCTTTATCAACTATCAATGTAACACTAGCATTAGGATCACATGATTTAATACTACAAGCCAAACCATAACAATATCTAATATTATCTTGGTCAGTATTGATACCTAGCGTAACAAATCCTCTTTTTGGATATTCTTTAGATTGCTTGGACAATTTCCGTTCCTTCAAATTCTTTTATAAGTTCGGCATAATTTCTATCTAATGCACGTTTGTTCATTAAATGTAGGTTATCATTTGTGTGTTTACACAAAATATTCTTCCACTTTTCTGCTCTGTTGTGCTTGAGAAAAACTAGTTCACCAATACCATTTACTTTTGTAAGATCATCTTGTTGATCCATATTTAAAAGTGGTGTTCCTAAAAAGTCATGTACAAAGTTGTCATTGTTCATTCCGTTTAACATATGACTTGCAATACTAACACAAAAGTCTGTTCTAAACAATGCTTTTGGATATTGGTATAACAAGCTGTAGTATTCCCAATTATCTTTTACGTGAGCCCAAATATCAAAAAACAGTTTGCTTTCTTCACTGCGATCAAAATAGACTACTGTACTCCACCAATGATTTATACCAGCATTATTAAGTGTAACTTCATTTAGATATGGTATATCGCCGCCTAAATATTCAGCGTATCTATGCATACCTATAGATATATCTGTATCAAACAGATACTCATAAAAATTATTACAGATTAAAAAATCTGTGTCAATTAACAATGTTTTTTCATATGGTGTAAGATTAAAAATTTGATGTTTATTACTATTATAAAATGGAGCATTAAATTCAGTCCAAGGACTGTCCATATGCCTTCTTGGATTCATTTCATGCTCTACATTATCAATAACAATATTGTCTATAGCACGGTTCAATAGTTTTTCATCAACTGATTGTTCTATCCAACCTTGTGTGCCTTCATCTGTAATCAATGTTACAGGAATTTGTTTCATATGATTCTTTGCATATAAAGCCGCAATAATACTAAATTTAGTATAATCCAGCTGTTCGTTATTGTAAACGAACATGCAAATGCCGTTACCTTTTTTCTCAGACATAAATCACCAATCCATCAAACTTTTGATGTTTCTCGACTTTTTAATTTTGTCTGATTGAACTTTGTATTCATTCATTGATTCGTTGTAAGCACTAAGCAGTGTATCTAAAAAATCCTTTAGGTCATCAATTACTATTGGATTTTCTTTGGAATCAATAATTACGCTTTCTTTTTTATCACAATCGATTAGTGCTTTTACAAAACTTATAGTTTGTGAGTCTGCAAAAAACACACCCTTATTGTAATGTACAGTTTGTAAAACACGAATACGTTGTTTAAGTGTACGTTGTTGATTGCCTAATGTTATTCGATAATTCGCAAAGTCTAGTGCTTTTTCGAGTCTCTCGTCCATACTGAGTTTCTCCTATAATTATGTACTACTATAACTTATTTATGTGTGGGTTGTCAACAGTTTTTTAACTATCATTTGGACTTGTAAAGTCGTCTATAATACTGAATGTTGGTGCTGGTGTTACGTCAAAGCTGGTTGTACCTATTGTAAGTGTATCAGGCATTAGATAGCTTATTGTTGGTGTAATGCTTCCGTCAATGAAGTTTGCATGACTTGTATCATCTAAAACCATCTTAAATTGTACACCTGCTCCGTTGTCTGTGTATTTTCCGTATAGTCTAAACTTCAATGATTGATAGGTTGAATACAAGCTATAAGCACTTACATAAATGCCACTGTATCCGTAACCGTATCCATATCCATATCCGTAACCGCTTTTTTTGGCTGGATCAGCCCAGTCTGGGTAATTACCTTTTCCTGTGATATAGCCGTATAATTGTTGTCCATATCCGTAACCATAGCCATATCCGTAACCATAGCCATAACCATAACCATATCCGTAGCCTCCACCACGTTTACCAAGTGTTACTCCGCTTGAAGTAAACAGCAATCCTTCGTCAGCACTTCCGGCGTCACTGCCGTCTCCGTAGTATTCAGTCAAATCATAAAAACCTTTTCCTTCGCTGGTACCACTTGTTGTTGCCGCACTTTGAAATACATTGTCAAAAGTAAAATTTAAGACACCCATTTCGTTAATAACATCACTCCAGTTGTAGTAACCTGCTGTGCTACCACCGGTCATGTTTAAGCTAGCTCTTAGCTGTCCGCCTCCGTTGAAAAAATATCTTGCATCATTATATGAATTCCATAACCACTTATGTTCACCATTGAGTTGGTAATCCCATACTGTGGTTCTGCCATATCCTGCACTATTAGCCACAAACGCACTGGCATTAGTTGGGTCTACAGTTGCATGAGTATTATTTTGAAGTATATTATCAAATTTGGATCTTACTAGGTTAAGATCTTCTGCTCTAATAGGTGTGCCTGCGGCTATGGTTGTTCTATTTGCTGGTACAATAAACACAAGTACATGATCATTCACTGTGGTATGGTCAATACTAATATTTGCTCTTGTTACTAGTTCTTGTAATCTTTCTGCTGTAATTATTACGCCATTGGCAATATTATCATCAACATTGATTGCACCCCAACCAAATTTATGAGTAGCACCTCTGTTAACATCTGTTACAAGAGCTGTTGGATATTTGTCTCCAAAAACCTTGTTCACATCAAATGCTACTAGATTAAAATCAGTATTAAGTACTAGATCCCCAATGGACTGCGCCATTTACTTTGCCCCCACAACTACTTCTATTGTTCCGGCATCGTCTGTATCTTTCGATTCTAATGCTCTTCCTATAACTGCATAACACTGTTCAGCTGGTGTGGCTATTGCCATTGCATGTCCTGGTGTATTGCTTGAAACTATTCTTTGTCCTTTGACAACTTTACCAATTACTTTGCAAGGTACTCTACCTGCTAGTGCTACAAACGGATGTGTAGCATCTGTACCAGCCGCGGCATTCATTTCAAATCCTGGACTAGTACTTACTATACCAAATACATCACTGTCATGTGCTTGCATTGTTTGTGTAATTTCGTGTGTCCCACCTAATCTTACTACTGTGCCCGCTTCATATTCTTCATCTGCGGCATAACGTTCTGCAAGGTCGGCATATTCTGCACTTGTGGCAATACCTCTAAATTTGTAATGTGTGGTATTGTTCATTGTGATACCAGCTTGTATAGTTGGAAACTGTGTGCTAAGTTGTGTTACTCCATCTTCAAGTTTTTCATCTGCATGAGGTGTCCAAGCTGTAGTGTCATCTGTTGTGATTGTTACAATATTGTTATCTACAATCATTTCTATTGTTTTATGATAATTACCACCTGTGTCTTTTCTGTTTCTAAATTCAATTTTCGTTGTGCCTGCACCACTTAAAATAACACTCCATACACCGTTATCGTAAATTTTAAGTTGGCTGTTTGCTGTATCGTACCACAGCATACCTTCTGTTGGATTACTTGGAGCATTTGCATTAGCAAAATTTTCCATTATGTGTAACATGTTTTCGTTTAGTATTTCGCCAAAGCGTGTATAGTTTTTACCAATCAATCCAATACTTGTACTGGTATCAATTGTTCCATCGTTAACAACTATTGCTGTTTTACTGCTTTGACTATAATCTATTGTGTATGGCATTATCTTTTCCTCATTATAAGTCTGCGAAACTTGATCTAATTCTTAGTGTATAAATTACTTGTATTTTTCTGTTTGCACTTTTTTGTACAGGATGGAAAACAACATGTGTTAACAAATCGTTGTTACCACTGTAAATTGCTAGTTCATCAAATACATATGTGCCGTTCATATTGGTTGCAGTGTCATCTGCATCTTCACCTGTGACACTGTCAAAATCCAATGTACATGTTGTTATGACATCACTGAAAGTGTTTGGACTGGTATGATTTATTTCTGTACCGTTAAGAGCACTTCCGCTTACTGATTCGTCAACTGCCTGACTAAATGTTTGATTATACAAAGCACCGCTGGCACTGTTGGTGTTTGTTGCTTTGTATGTTACTGTTCCTAATCCGTCAATGGTTGTTCCGCCATTTCCAAATCTCATTGTAGCAATATGATGGTTACCTGAGTTGCCAGCTTCGTTTGCAAGCAAACTAGCTATAGCAATACTCATATTTTCGTAGTTGATAGCATTTCTTCTACGAACTAATACTTCACCTGATTCAGGATCCCATATTTTAATATGCCCTTCAATTCCTATTAATGATGTTTCGTTGATCTTATCTAAACTCATCGCTCTTTCCATTTAATGTATTTATATCGTTCCTTTGCCTGCATTTCTAATGAATCTATGTTCAGGCGTTTGTGGTACTGCAACATGCTCTGTTAAGCTCATTCCACTGTCGTTGTATGCTAATCTCAGTCCATCTCCATAATGTGAAAACTTATCCACTGTTGGAATGTTAGTAGTTGGACCAGTATTGATTACTCTATCTCCACTTGTATGTGCTTTTGCACTGGTTCCCATTGTTCCTCTTGTACAGAACAACAGAGTGTTGTTGTCGATAGCTTGATATTCTATTCTCTCACACCCTATATAAATTACTCCAGGTACTGCTGAAAGTGTATTTGGATTATCTAATCCTGTTGCATTAGCAACGACTATTGTAGTATCAGTTGCATTTATGTCTGTGAATAATGTTGTACATTGAGCGTCAACAATAACATTGCTTGACTGTATATCCATTGGTTGAAACTGCATCATTCTAAATGATCTTGTATGTCCGCTATCTAAGGTCGGAGTAAGCATTGTTTGTACTGCAATACTAATATTTTCAGTAAAATCTGTTGGCACAAGTTCTTCACCCCAACCTTCACATACAGGTTGTACAAACACATTTCCGTTATAATCATCAGTTATATCAGCTTGTTGTGTAGTAAATGTACTTTCATCTATGTTACCTACTACAGTAGTAAAACCGCCTCCGAACAATTCTAAGTCACATGCCCAATCTCTTGTGCTATGATCCTCATATTTCATAGTGATTACATTGTTTCTTTCAATATCTTCAATTTCTATATCTGTAGCATCACCATGGGTATTGCTTTCCATACTACTGAGTAATTTGGTATGGAATGGTTTAATGTCATTGACAAATTCTTCAACTGTATCAATACTATAATTCTGATATTTTGGTTTGTTTATCAACAATGGTCTTTTTACCCCTAGATGTGTGTAAGTGGTTTTAAATGCAAAATCATCTGCTGTATTTTGTAAAATTGCTGAGAACAGTAACTTGAACCAAAGCTGGTTATATTTTACATGATGTGTACCTACAAAAATTTCTGTTCTTAGTAGATCCATTAGTCTAGCAATAGTATTATCGCTACATGCATCAAATGGATTTACATCAAAACCAATGGCATCAAATCCGTTTCCAAACTTTGCCTGATTCCACATTTCTTCACTTAGCTGTACCGTTGCTTTTTCTTTGTATACAAGTTTATCTTCTCCATTGATAAAGTAATACATTTCTGCTCTGTCAATATCTGCTCCTGGGCTAGATGATTTGATCAGTACATAACTACCTTCTGCTGGCTCTCCAGCATCAATGTAATCTTGTTTTGTTGTGTAAACAACGTCAGCAACAGTATTTGGATTAAATCGATAGGTTACATTACCATTATTATCTTTCTCAATCAAATGCCAATCAACTAGGTTTACATAATCTTTTATTCTATAGGTTACTGTTCCTTCTACAAAAGTGCTGGTGAATGCATTTTCCCAATTATTGATTTCGTCAATAACATTTACTTCACTTAACAATGAGTTTACAGTATAAACAAAGTTTTGTCTAGCTTCTTTTAAATCTCTGTATAAACTTTGTCTTGGACGTATCTGATGTCCGTATCTATTGAACTTGTGTAGCTTGAGATCTGGCACAGGTTGTCCCCTCCAAATACGGATATCATCAATCTGTGTACCTTCAATGAAGCTGTAGTCATATATTCTACGCCAATGAGACATATCTGTGTCTGTGCTAGGAGGATTATTAATTTGATTGTCAACCAAATTAATGTAATAATTTGCACCATCTTTCACAACTGCATCTTTATCATAAAACGTTGTGTTGTTCCAAGTAGTAAATGTTTTGTCTACACTAAATCTATTGAATCCTGCCAAACTGTCTCGTACTTTTATATGCAAGTATTCTGGTATTGTAACATTTGGATCTTTCTCTGCTAGCATTAACCAATCTTGCATAGGAAGTGCAAGTCCAACTGATTTTTGATTTACTTGAGCTACTGTGTCAGCATTTACATAATTTGCAATATTAGTAAGCAATAAACTATCTGATCCAGCTTGAGCGGCCCAACTTACATTAAATCCTGTTGGATTTAACAATATCTGACTCAATTGAAATACATTATAATTACTGTTTCTTACACTGTTAATTTTGTTTTTTACCCAAAAGTAATATACTGTTTCTGTTTGTTTACTTGCAGTGTTGTAATAATCTTCCTGTGTCCAATTATAAACAATTTGTCCGTTGATTGTAATACTAAATGCTTCTCCACTTGCTTGTTTTCCGTCAACTATAGTTTTTTGTGTAACAAGATTTATCCACTCTTCAGGAAGCACAGGGCTTGCTGTCCATTCGTAAATGTCAATACTAGCACCATCAAACAAACGCCCCCAGTTATTTTGCTGGTAATCAATACTGCTTTGTTCATAATCTAAATAAACTGCGGTACTGGTGTTCCACCATCTTGTACCCAAGTATTCCCTACCCCAAGCCTCAATGTTAGTAAGACCACCATCTAAGTTGTTGAAGTTGTAATTGGCAATGTCATTAGTTGTTTTGAAATCAATCTCTCTATCAACAAATCCAAATATTATTCCTTTTGCAGGGTCATAGGTTTCTAGCTGTGTAATTGTACTTTGTTTTTCAGCATCATAAAGTTTTATATGTTCTAAGAGATCATTTCTTGCTTGTACATTTCCGTCTCTTACTTTGACCCAACTGCCAATATTACCGTTAGCATCACTGAAACTACCGTCCCATTTATAAACTGCACTTACACCAGTACCGTCATCATCTACGAAAGTAAAAATTGGTCTACCGGTTAAATTTTGTCTTATTCCACTGAAATTGTATTTGTAAACATTGTTTATCTTTTGCTGGCGATCTGATTCCATTTCTATGTAGCTGGAAAATCTTACTTTTCTCAATGGATAGATATTACCTGTGTTACCATTGATTTCAATAAACTCGTCTATGTAAAATTTGTCAGGTCTGTCAGGACTTACTCTAACTACTTTGTGTATTCCGTCTATGTTTGGAACACTATTGCTACCTCTTATAAGAATATAATCACCAACTATCAAATTATGTGCTTGCACATCACCAGGTTGTCTACTGACTTTTATTTCTGCCTCATCAGCACTTTCAATACCACCGCAAATATCATATGTATACATTCCAAAGTCCATGCTTTGATATACCTGATAACCTAGGTTGTAGTTGCCAAATTCACTGTCATCTGCTACCCATATACTAAAGATATTTGGATCGTTTTGATCTTCAATGAACACAGGATTTCCATTGGCATCTAGTATTGCATTGAATATTGCACTTGTTGTACTCTGCGTTGCGTTGTATGTTTGAGCTGTTAATCCTATGGTAGAATTCGCTGTACCAGATCCAATTACAAGTGTACTATTTGTGCTGGTAATTCTAACTTTGTTGTTTGCGTTAACGGCACTAACACCGCTGATATTTGCTGTGTTAATTTGTTCTACTATATCAGTAATATTAAGTCCAATATTAGTTTGATTTGTTGTTGTAGTTGCTGGTATTAATCCGCTAGGCAATCCTGTGCTAGCATTTGATGTACCTGCACCAATGAATAAGTTTGCTTTAGTACTGTTGATTTGTAGTACATTTGAATTATTGTCTCCTGCTTGAGCACTTATACCGCTTATTCCTGAATTGTTGATTTGCTGTATTACTTGCGTTTGTGTTAAGTTAGGTGTTGTCACTGTGGTGTTAGCACTTGCTTGTATTGTTTCAGTGGCTGTGCTAAATCCAACGTTAGTGTTTTCACTGCCTACACTAATACTTAAACTAAATGGATTAGCAGGTGTATTAGTTGTTTTGGTAAGTTTTAACCTGTTACCACTTGCACTTGCTGTAACATTGCTAATACTAGCGTCATTGATTTCCTGTACAATAGCGTTTAAATCATAAGTTTTAAACTGTGTGCCACTTGCTACTTTGACTACAGTATTACCTGTAAATGCTGTGGATTGACCTGCGGCACTTTTCAAATAAGTTGCAATATCGGCTGTGTATGCTCCAGTATTTAAAGCATTCTGTGACGCTGAAATATCAGCAGGAGCAACTACTTGTGATCCATTTGCTACGTTTGTACCTATGTAATTTGTTGCTCTAATATTGTTAATTGCGATTAAGTCTTGGTCTAGTAAGAATTGTGCGGCTTGTTGAGTGGCGCCTCCTGCTTGTACAAGATTAACTAAATGAGCAATGTTTAATCCCGCATTGTTTGTGTAGTACGTTGTTATCCAGGTTCCCCATGCCGCGGCACTGTTAGCCGCAATGTAGTCTGTTCTCAATCCTTCAATTCTTTGAATTCGTGTAGCCGCTGTAGTGGCTATTGATGATTGATTTTGTATCCAACTAGAGTTAAAAGCATTTTCATATGCTGTTTGTGCCGTAATGTTGGTTGTAGTTGCATTGGTATCGTTGAAGTTTACAGTTGTACCATCAATAATTAATGTAGCAGTATTACTTCCTGTAATTGATGGATTAGTAACAGTACCTAATTTTGTAATATCGTTGTATACTGTTGAAGCAACACTATTTGTAAATGTAATTGTAGTTGTGATACCGCTGGATTCACCAAGTATTAATGTTGAACCGTGAGGCACAACATTGCTGTTTTTGATGTCTTGTGTACCACTTACTTTAATAGTATTTCTAGTTGAACTGTTTGCTGTTTTAATTAGTGTAATTGTATTTCCGTCTATGCTTAGTGTTTGACCACTGCTAGGAATAACCGGAAGTTGATTTGCACCAGTAACTGTAATTGGATCATCAGAGGTTGCGATACCACTACTACCATCTTCATCTAGCATGGTCCAAGTCTTACCTTGGTACAATACTTTTTCATTAAACTTGTAACTTACATTTGCGTTCCATTGTCCTATGTTCTGCCAATCACCACTGTGATCGTATGCAATTCTTATTTCTTCAGGAAATTTTGTAAAATCTTCTTTGTTAATAACTCTATAATCAGTTTCAGTTAGCAAAGGTAAACCAGAAGTTGTAAAATCTCCTGCAAACAATTCGTCACTTGAATCTTTGAATGTGTTTACTGGTCTGGTTTGAAAATTATCTTCTGTGCTATCACTTACTTTAAGTGGACTTTTGTTGTCGATGTCAATAACAATGTCACTTAATACGTCAAATTTTTCACCTTTTGTGATTCTCACAGGTTGTGGACTTGTAACAAGCAATTCAGGAGTAATTTGAAATTCTAGTGTGCTTCTACTAGATGTATCACCGAAGTCAGCTATTCTAACAGCCCATTGCTCTAATAGTTCGGCACTTGCTTCCCCATCAAACAAACTCTGATTACGCATAAATGCCGACAATGCATGATCGGTACCTTTGTATTTGTAACTTCCTTTTACAAATTCATACAAGCTATCATCATCTATGTCAAGTTTTGTTCCCCAACTTGGTTTATTGTAACCTGCATTGAATCTTGCTACATCACTTAGTTGGCTATTGCTTAGTGTGTTTGTTCTGCCTAAGTATTGATCCACTTCTTTAGCGGTAGTATCATAGTTAGGAAGCACTGTATTGTCATTTACAATGTATCCTGGTGAATACAATTTACCATTCCAATTTCTTGTTCTCGACCCTTGCCAAACAATTCTTGTATGACTTTGTCCGATACTTAAATCATGCAATACATCATCAAAATTAGTAATGTTGTCAAATACAAAAATGTGTTGCAACTGCACTTTGTATAATCTTATGCCAAATATTTCACTAGTAGTATCATCTTTAACTTGGAATGTAGTTTCACTGTCTGGCTCCATGCTTTTTCTATCAATTATAAGTTCATTACTAGATATCTGGTTGCCACTGCGATTACTGATGTTATATACTCCATCATATTTTTTATCGATATTATCAAAGTATCCATCTGTACCATCATTTACTACAACTTTTGAATCATCAGGAATAATAATTAATGTTGTGGTACTTTCTCCTACTGCCCATGTTACAAAATTGCCAGCACTGGTTCTCCATTGTTGTGTGAATCCCAACTCGTTCAAATAGTAACCATATCCATTAATAAAGTCAAAAACTTCTTGTATTGAATTTAATTCAGTATTATAATCTAATGTACTAGTTTCCTCTTCGAAAACTTTATATCTAAGCACACTTACATTAGTCACACCACTAAATGATGTTGTTATGCCATCTGTTGCTGTGTTTGGTTTATTATATTTAAAATATGCTAAACTATTATCAAAACCGTTAATCGTATATCCGTTTGCAGTCTTATCAATTTTTATACCACCATAAAAATACTCTTTGTCTGGTTTGCTTGTGTATAGTACAGTTGTGACATTTTCTTCAGGAACAAAAACTCTTCCTTTGTCCTGACTGCTTTCTAAAATAAACTTGTTATTTCTATTAACAAAACCGCCAGCTTTAACAATCGCTTGATAACTTAAATTATTCAATCTTGTTTTGAGTGTGTCTGCATCCATACCATAACCAACACCAAAGTTAATTATAGCATTGCTAAGTCCGTTATAATAGTGTGTTGCATCTTCAGCCAGTATAGGATCAAGCAATGCTCCACCTGTTGCAATTTCTAACAATGGTCTGTTAAAATATTTTTGACCTTGCTTATGTACGCTTGCTCCAACAACTTCGCCATTTTCAATATATGTCTGTATTGCTCCGCCAGTGCCAAAATTATCATTTACTGATACATCAGGAGCACTTGTATATCCACTGCCGCCTGACAGTACCCTTACACTTTCAATTATTTTTCCAGTTATACTACTACCACTAATATCAATATCTTTCCAACTTATTAGTTTCAATTCATCAATATCTATTTCTTGTGGGTGATCATAACCAGCAAGATTTTTAATTTGCCTTCTTGCAGTTCTAAAATAGTTATTAAGTACAATCAAAGGTCTTGTTCTTAAAAATGCAAGTATCATTGCAATTTTACCTTGACTACTTCTGCGCCATTCAGCTTCAACCGGACCCCAATCTCCAAAAACAAAATCTTTGGCTGGTTCAGTTGGTGTTGGAACCACACCTGCTGTCTCAGGATCATTAAGTGCGCCAAGCAATGTTACAAGTGTTTGATTGTTCCAGTCATAGTTTTTATATGAATAATTAATATCATATGTTTGATTGCTTGCACCTAAGGCTGGATCACTTGTTTGTCCATATTGTAATGCTAGCAACAATGCTTGTCTTTTTACTGCATCAGTCCAACTGTAGTTTGCGTCCCACCAAGTTGGTTTTAAATTGTGTCCTAGCATTTCCCAAGGATGTGTATGTGGTCTATCTGTGTTAAAATAGAAATGATACAGTCCTCTCCAACCACCAATTTGTGGACCTACACTGCTATAGTTCCAAGTAAATTTGTCTGTTGCATCATAATATGTGTTGCTGTTTAGTTCTGTAATGTTGTTATTTGCTTTATATTTGTTGAATTCACTTCTAATTGTTTCATTGACTTGACTCCAAGTATATACTGCTGGTCTGTGTGCATTTGGCATGTATGCATTCTGATTTACAGTCAATGTCAAATCACTGCTAAGGTTATTGTAAATTCTATTTTCTAAATCCCAAAGTCCTGCATCAACAGGATCAAATCCTACTTGTTGTCTTTGAAATAGCTCAGTTCCATTGCGGACATGTACACTGCCATCGTGTCCTATTATTACATTATCTGTTGCTGTACCTGTACTGTTTTGACTATAATCGCTTCTTATCTCAGGAACAAATTGTTCCATCAATCCTAACTTTACTGCACTAGGAGGTACAAAACTTACACTTGTTCTAGGATACCATCTTATGTGTGCAAAGTTTTTACCACTGCTTGGGAAAGAATTTGCACCACCTTTGGTAATAGTGATTTTGTTTCCTGTCAATGTGTAATCTTTAAATTTAGTAAGAGCTATCCAACTGTGATATCCATTGGCGTCTGGAATTTGTATCCAAACTTGTATATGATTAAATGTATCATCATAGTTGTTTACTTCTTCTGGAAGATTAAATGTAGGAGTTTGATTTTGAACCCAACTTACGTCTACACTTTTATAATCTCTGTACATTGCCATCTGACTGTTGCCAAAAACACTAGATTTGTTTTTACCTAAATTGAGTGCTTCCAATGTTTTATCAACAAGATGATAAACTGGTAATGTTTCATCTAAACTTTCATTTAGTTGAACAATTTTACTCTTAAATTTTTCTTTAAACTGTTCATAATTTGCACTTGTAAACTGTAGACTGCTAAAAGGATTCGTACTTACATCTACCAATAGTTGATTAAGCAATTCAGTACTGTATGGTTGTTGCCTAATTGTACCTCCACTTTCATGTAATTGTACAATATTTCTATAATTGTTTGTACCATGTACTTGTCCATTGAACAAAGGATTTGAAGTCATTTGTTCTGTCAGATGATTAATCAAATCACCGTAGCTTACTTTATCAAAATTTATATTTTGTGGATTAAACTTTTGTACATCAGCAACGTCGAATTGACCTTCTCCTGTGGGAGAGTATTTTTCATGAGTCATAAAATGGAATTCATACACATCATCTTTTATCAATCCACTTGTAATGCTAATTAGATTTCCTGTATGACTGTAGTTGGTAAAGGTATCGCCATTTTTATAAACTTTTACATTTGTTTCATTTGGATTATCACTAAAAAATATTGTGCCAAAGTTTGCTGGATCTGCCGCAAGTCTATACTTGATACTTGACACAGTAGGTGTACCTATCTGCAAATCAAATTGATTGCCACTGCCAGCAGTTCTTGTTATACCAGCACCTACTGGAGATCCATTTGTGTTTACAAATTCAATTTCTGCTTGTGTAAACATTGTATTGAATGTGTAGGTATTGTTATTGTGTAAAAACAAAGTTGGAAGTTTTCCACCAATTCTGTTCACTTTTCCTACTGTAATATCTGTAGTAGGTTGACTGCTTATGCCGAGCAATCCAAATTCTTTGAATACATTAAAACATCTATCTCCAACAAATGCTGAATGCCCAACATCAATTACAAGTGGATTAGCTGTGTCTGATACAACTTTTCTAATTTTCTTGTTAACTGGTTGTGCATTTCTAATTTCACTCCACATGTTGAAGTAACGATTGTTTGTAAAATTTTTATAGTAGTAATAACCTTTTATCTCTGATTGATTACTTCTACTGCTATCGCTACTTTGTTTTACAAATGTAAATCTTTTATCTAGTATTTCACAGTGAAAATTTAAACCTGGATTGTTTCCATAGTCAACATATTCCGGATTAAATCCTAGTGCTATATCATAATCATTGTTTTGGTTATGTACAAAATCAAATAATGTTGCGCCTGCAAAATCACTGTTACTATATTTTGATTCAGTATCAATGGCTATTAAGTCTGTATCATATAGCACCACAGGCATTCCTTGGCTTCTGTGTTCTTTTTGCCTAGCATATCTCCAACCTGAATTTGTTGTACTGTCTACATATAACTCTGCTCCACTTTTTGGAGCTTCTCTTTCTCCAGCACCATATCCGCCAATTGTCTGACTTTGTCCTGAATCAAAAGTGTTGAATCCATTGAGCAATAATATTTTTTCACCGTCATTAAGTTGTATAGCACCATTACTGCCATCAAAATTATATCTTTCTGTAAGCGTAATACCCGAGCCTACTCCGCCTACTTCCCATATTTTATTATTGTAAGTTGCATTAGATGATCCAAAGAAAATTATTAAATCATTATCTTCAAGTTCAACAGGAACAATTTGCTCCCAATATCTATGATTGCTTCCGTGAGTAGGATTATAACTTTCTCCGTGTGCTTCTACACATTCCCAAAAAGTCACAACAAAGTTTGGAGAAGTTCCCATTGTAACTTTAACTCTTTGGCCTCTTTCGTATCCTGTACCTGCGGTCCATTCATCACTAATGCCACTCATTATTACACTATAACTTGTTTTACCAACAATACTTGTGGCTGGATCATCTTTAGATTCTAAATAATGATCTACATTTAATTTAAAGAAAGTGCCGTTACGATATTTTTCTATACCTTTTTTATATTCAATTATTGGTCTTACAGCTCTATATCTTTCTATAGCATAGATGTTATCTGATGTACCTTGATAGATTAAACTGTTTTCTATTGTTTGTTCATGCACCCATAAGTTACTACGGCTCCATGCACTTCTGTCAGGACCATGTCTTTGCTCAACAGTATAATCTTTTGTGGTCATTCTATGTTCTCTGAGATCAAAAGGTCTTTTGTCGAACGCAAATTCATCTGCATCAAATCCACTAGGCTCTTGGTTGTTGTAAACTGTTACATTATTCCAAATTCTTTTGCCTTGTTTACCTTGATATTGTCCAGGTTCAAATTGTTTTGTGAAAACAATACCTTCTGGTTCACCGACGCCATCAACGATATAAACTGCATCATTCTCGTTATTTCCTGAAGAACTGGTTTGATAATAAGCATGTATTTCAATTTCATCAGTTAACGCTGGAGCAGTGCTAAGTGTCACTACACCGTTAGTGACTGTAAAATCTGTGTTAATAGTTTTCTTTGTGTTATTCACATACACTAAAAATTTTACAGCGTTGGGCTCTGTACTTGTGAACACTGTATTACCAGGTACAGTTTGTGTAAATCTATCAACTGTATGTGGACAAAATCTAATTCTCATACCATTTTCTAGTGTAATGCTTCTGCCGTTAAGCATTGTAGGAGTTGTGTATGTTGTTTCACCTATAATTGTGTCAATGTCAAAGAAACTTGTATATTTTAATTCATTAGGAGGCAGTACGTCCAATACCCAAAAATATCTGTGATGATTAATAAACATATCATAATTGATTGGTATATCTAATGTGTAGCCTTTTTCATTGAATAGTTTACTGTGATTGTTTACATTAAGTTCGTTATAACGTAAACTGTTAATTAGATCATCATATGCTAATACTTGATCGATACTATTGTCTTGATTCTTGTTGATCATTGCTGGTGCAAATTGAAATGCATCACTTGGTTTATTCTGTAGTAGATAATCATCTTCAATACTAGGAGTAAACTTGCTGTCACCTATAGTTTCACCTACAAAATTTCTAATAGGTTCTAGATTACCGGTTGACATTAACTGTTCAAATGTGCTATCAAAAAACTGTTTATTGACTGTGGTTTGCAGAATGTCAGGTAACAAATCCGTTACTCGTCTTGATCCTGTTTTCTTTACACTTTCTCCAGGACGAGTAATCTTAGGAGCAATATATGGATTAGGTTTACGTTCGCTCATTAATAGCCTCCAGAACTAATAGTGTTTTCACCAATTGTAGTTAAATTTCCTAAGCTAGTACTTGACACACTGATGTTGTTTGCTTGTACTACAGGCAAAAACAACTCATCGCTACTACTGTTTATTTGAAATAGTGCAGTACTATTGTCTGGCGTTGCTACACTATCGATAGTAATTTGGCTTATCTCACCAATCATATTGTTGTGTATAAATGCCGCCATTTCAGTAAAATAAAAATCTTCGCCAAAGTCCCAATTATCAATATTGAAATATGTATCAATCAAATTGATAACTCTCTGTTTTATCTCAGTGTCACTGAGTGATGTATTTGGTGTCTTGGTTACATTAAATTTTGCTTGTAGTTCACCACTTGCTAAATCTCCAAACAAAATCTTATATTTTACAGGTCTGTAAATCACCTGATCACTGATTGATTTTTTAGTGTTCAAACTTTCAAACATATCAGTAAGTTCACTTATTGTAGGAGGGTTAGGTCGTGTTTCTAATCTTGTATCAAACAATGCCCAATTTCTAAATGTATTGTTATAGCTTTCCAACAATACATAAGTGTCAATGATATTTGTAGTACTTGGATCAATTAAATGATTGATATCAGCAATTCTATTGTATTGTGTATGAAGACTTCCTACGCCTGTCACTACGCTTGTGCCATCATTTTCATCTTGCACTGTATAAGTGAAACCATCAACTGTTTTTGTTCCAAGTTTGATAGTTTGTGAACCAACAATTTTTGTAAATGCTTCTGGATTATTTGGATATCCGTCATTATCAGGATCTGCTAAAGTTACTCTTACATTGTGTGGATCCGTGTATCCATCTTCATATGTGAAGTACCCATAAGCATTGAATTGATAATCTCTGCCTAATGGATTTGGATCCGACGGGCTAGTAGGATTAATACTTAAAACTTTAACATTATCTCTTAAAGGTTTAAGTGTTTCACTGCTAAATGTTTCTGTGAAGTTGAGATTTGTAAATTTAAGTTTTTTAGGACTACCTACTACAAATTGTGTTTTTCTTACAAGCATTTCCCATTCATTCACACCATAGTTAAGTCTTATTATCCAGCTGTTATCAATACCTGTACTTGATCCGTCACCTTCGTGTTGTCTACTCCAGTTACTAACATCATTCAATGCTGTACTGTTTAAAGGCAAATTACTGCTATCAATTAAAATCCATTTTTGACTGCCTGCATTATATCTTAATCCAAAACCATTTTGATTTTCAATTTTGTTAATAAGATTTGTTCTTGTGGTTTCGTCTAAGTCTGTACTAAGTCTTGGGACTATTCTACTGATTCTTGCTCCGCTGGCAACCACATCATTTAAAACAATACTTCCTTTTCCTGTATTATCTATACCTGTTGGTTTACCTGCACTGTCATCATCGCCAAGTCCGTCTTTGTAAAGTCTATCAATTTTTACCCATTGTGTCTTTGCATCTAGTACAGTTGCTCTTGCAGTAGCACCACTGCCACCACCACCGGATATTGTGATATTGGTGCTTTGGTCATATCCGCTTCCACTATTAGTGATAGCAACTGATGTTACTTCTCCGTTTGCAAAAGTGGCTATAGCTGTTGCACCTGTACCTTTACCAGTAATAGTAACCGTAGGAGTGCTAGTATATCCACTACCTCCTGTTGTTACAGTTGCTTGATCTACATAACCCATTTTATAAGGAGCATCAATGAACTCTACCAGTCCATTAATATCTGCTTTACTGAGTACACTGGTTGTTGTTTGTCCCATGCGTTGTATATTACTGTTAAGTGTAATATAACCACTGCAACTTCCACTTCCTTTTGTAATCTGATTCCATCTATATACATTATTAGCAGTACCATCATTATTAAAGAAATTAATGCCATCTGTAGTATTGGTAAAATGTTTGTGTGCATCATATGTAGTACTGGAATATCCTTGTCTGTTGTAATAAAAATTAAATATTTCAGGATCAGCTAAACGAGGCTTAATATACTTGTCATAAATTTGTGTTCCATTTAATGGTGTAGGCAAACTTACTACACTTCTTTTTGTACAACCGTTTTCATACATGTAAACATCATCAGCATACTGTGTTGCGTCACTGTAAGTTGCTGTAGGATCATATATGTCTCTGAATCTACTGTGACCACTGTGTACTCTGTTTACACTTTTAATTTTTCTAATGTTTTCACTAGCAGTTAGAGGAGCAATAGCATAATCATCTGCTGTGACCATTCTGTCTTGTGTAGTAAAGAATCTTGGAGCATTTGCTTTGATGCTAGCAATACTTTCTCTTTCACTTGCATTACTCACTACACTTTTCAAACTTGCACTGAATCTTGCAGTGTGTGTATTTCCGTTTGCACTGATATATTCAATGTTAAATGAAACTTTGTTGAATCCATCTGGAGTTAGACTGTATGTTCTGTTAAGTCCTGTTCTATACCAAACTCTAATAATACCTCTTGGGATATTTCCAAATCTTCCATCACTGAATACAATACTGATTTGATCATCTTCTCTACTACTAATACTGTAAATATCTCTTATTTTATTTTGTCTTGCATTAAACAATGTGTTGGCGCCAAATAGCCTATCAACTCTTGTCCAACTTTTTTGTATTTGTCCAACTTCGTCAATGGTCTGTACCCATACTTCACCATTGGCAACATTATCTGCATTGATGTCAATTGCCATATTTGGCAATCCGTTGTCAATTTGGAAGTCTTGGAAGTTAAGAGTTCCTTGTTTAAATCCAATAAAAAATCCTGTGTTAGGTGAACCAAAACCACTGTTATCATTTTTATAAAGCAAGTCTGTCACAGCATAAGGATCAGGTCGCTTTTCAATTACTGTGTTTGTTGTACTATCAACACTTGCACTGTGAAAACTAAAAGTAGCATTGTTATTGCTTATTTTGTTTGTAAATTCTTTGTTTGTTGTATTGTTTGTGCTGTTAGTTCTATAAATGTCGTGTGTTATGCCCCCAATGTTTGCTGTGCTAAAAGGAGATCCAAACTGACTGCTAGGTTGCAGAATACTGTTCATAATAGCTAAAAAGTTTTGGTAACTTGCAGGATTTGTAACATCTTCAAACTGTGTTACTACATTTGCTAAACTATTTCCTGTAGCATCAAATACTTGCTCATCAGTTTGTACACTATCAATTTTAAGATAACCACTAGCTACAACATTTCTAGTAGGAGTATAACCTAAAAATTCAGCAATACGCAAGGCGCTGTCTCTACGTTCTGCTGTACTTAAATAATTTTCTCTTTGACCTAAATCTGCTCTAAAAGCTAGGTTGTGTCCTAGAAATGCAATTAATTCTATTAGTGCTACAAATTCACTGCTATTAATATAGTCATTAAAGTTTTCTGGATAGTTTGTACTGATATAATCAACCATCGCTGAGCGTATGGTATCAAAATCATATGCTTTGAGATTTGCTTGTGCAAAACTTTCGTATGCAACTGTAAAATCTTCTGCCGCAAACAAACTACTTTGACGTGCGCCTTGTGCCATTATTCCTCACCTGTAAATCTTAGAAACAGTTCTTCTGCTGTTCCTGTATCAATATATTCTAGTCTAACCTTCACTTCTAAACTGTGTTCTGTTGGCTTGCTTAGTAGTGTTTCTAAAACATTCCAACGTGGATCGTTGTTTACAATAGTGCTAACATCATCCAATGCTTGTCTTTCAGTCAAAGCATCAAGTGGTTCAAATACTAAATCTGGTAATATACTTCCAAATGTAGGATTTCCTACTCTTTCTCCTCGTCTAGTGTAAAAGTGATTCAATAAATCACGTTTTGCAAGCTCTGAATCAGTAAGAGTTTTGCTACCACTAATGCTGTCTATTGTGCTATATCCGATATAGGTTACCATACTATTATTTATGGTAAAATTAAATACTAAGTTTATATCTTAATTACAGTTTTAACAATATCTCCAGTGTTCATACTTTTGCTTATTGTAAGGGAATTTCCATTAAGAGTGAAGTCATAAAAATGTTGTTGAATAGCATCATTTATTGTTACTTTTAATTTTTCAATAGGATCCATACTCACTGCACGTTCTAAACTAAACGTATTGTTTCCGTTGAATGTAAATGTTTGTATTATCAATGTATCTTCATATGTTTTAGCAATTTGTCTTTGCAAACTTTCGGGTGTTCTAGGAAGGAAATTACCAGTTTCAGCATAATAGCTGAATCTTGCTCTTCTCAACTGGTCTGTGCTAAGAGTACCCTTTTCATTTAGATCCCGCATTGTAAACACACCTTGTTCACGTTGCCAAGTTCTAGTCTTAGGTTTTCCGTAATCTGCAAGTCTTACAATCGTAGCAATTTTTTGACATTGTTGTTTGTTAACACTACTATTAATAATAATATTTGCAATCCTTTCGTAATCACCATTTAGTATGCTAGGCAGTAGTTTATATTCTTGTTCTCCAATGCTACAATTCAACAATTTTCCTGTTGCCCAATTGAGCAATATCATACCGTCGTATGCACTACGCGATATACTTGTTACTCCATTTGCTATAAGTTGTTTTTTAGCAAGTTGTTCTTGATTGTTATAGTTTTCTTCCCATATATCATATGCTTCTTGTTCAGTCATTCCAAAATTAAATAAACCTTCACCGTATGCAGTGCCATCCAATCCACTGTAATCGCTAAAAAAATTCAAAGCCACAAGTCTTGCATTTTCACTGCTGGTAATTGTGTTGATATCCAGTCTGTCCTGATAATCATCTTCGTTTTTTACAACAAAGTCACTCCAAACTTTTGTTAGTTGTAAAGGTACATCTAAAAATTCTGCCATTACACTGCACCTTTTCTACTATTAAATTGAGCAGGAAGATTTTGTCCTGCCGAATTATTATTGTTTGGATTTTCGTTAAACGATTCTACATTTTGTTGACTATTCCTAGGATTACTACCACTTTTTGATTTTACATTGTTTTTGTTTACATTAGGTTGTTGTCTATTTGTAATACTACTCATGTCAATATCTTTTGCACTAAATTGTTGATCACTACTGGCTACTTGTGCTAACGGTTCTTGTTCTTCAGCATGTCCACCCCATGGTTCAGTTTCTGGTACCCTACTTGTAATACTTTGTTTTACACTTTGATTTACGGTGAGATTGTTTACTGTAGGTTTTGTAGCGGCTGTGGCTTCAGGGCCATTTAAATCAATAAGTTGAGCTGTCATTCTTGTGTAGCCAGCACATTTGATATGTCCGTTTAAATCGCTTGTCAATTTAATATCTTTGTTTGCATGTAAGTTGAATTCTCCCATTGCCATTTCAACATTCATATCACCTTTTCTAGCTTTCATGTTAATTGTATCTGCATCTAGATTGAAGTCCCCACCACAATATAAATTGAAATCTGTTGTAGTGTGCATACTAATATCTTCTTCTGCATACAAATCAATTTTTCCATCTGCACTCATTTGTATCCAAGTTTTTCCTGTTTGGCTTATTATGTAAATTATACCTGTACTATCATGCATTAATACTTGAGCGCCACCAGCACTTGCTAGTCTTACAAGATTACTTTTGCCGCCTTTTCTATCTTTGTCTGGTGTAAGACAAGTTTCACTGTTGGGTAGTGTGCCATCATCCATTACTAAACTGTGGCCACCTGGTGTATTCATACCCAAAACTTGTGTTGGAGATTCTCTTCTAAAACTACTACTGCTCAAACCTCTAATACTATCAAGTCCTAGACCTTGCCCAGCATGTGCTTCTCCATCCATTGTTTTGTCACTGTATTCTTCACTGTTTCTAACTGTTTCTGCTGATGCTCTTGGTCTTTCATTTTTATCTGTTTGTTTAAAAACACTAGTATCTAGTGTTGGACCAATTGTCTCAGACTGACTGTCGATAAATCCTGCTGGATTATTAGGATAACTTGCATTTCTAGTTACATCTGGTAAAACACCAATCATTATTCCAGTATCACTGTTGGCAGGAAAGGCAACAAGTATTTGACTGCCTGGTGCAGGCGGATGACTGCTAAATCCATATGTATTGGTTGCATTTGCATATTGATAGGAACCTCCATAAGGACTTGCACGTCTTACTCTTTGATATTTGTGCCTATTGGCTTTTGTATCTGTATCACCTACATAGCCTTCGCCAATAATCTCAACATACATATATCCTTCATATCTGTCATCAACAATGTCGATTACTTTACATATAAAGACACCAGTATATTTTGCTAATCCGCCAGCTGTTTTTGTGGCATCATGCTGTGCCATTAAACCTGTACCTGAATCATTACTTCCTGAATATCTCGCCATTTTATTAACCTATCATAATATCCTTTAACCATTGTGGAGCATTTTTTGCTCTAATTCTACCACTGCCATCTGGTCTTCCGCCCCAATAAGGACTACCTCCGGGTGCTTGTCCAAATTTTGCGGCAATATCTACATGAAATCCATTGTCTCCCATATAGCCGTTGCCAGCACCAATACCTGTTGCTCCTGCGTTTTTGGCTTCTCTTAGGAAGTTTTGTATCAGAGGAACATCAGCTGGATTGTTTAAACTTAGAGTTCTACCACTCGAATCTTTTAATCTAATATCAGCCGCCGCGCCATTGTCGTGTCTTGTTGTACCTGTTCTACGTCCACCTGATCCTGAAGCAGGCTGACCACCACTGTATACTTCAACATCTAAGCCGCTTTTTTGTGCCGCTGATGCCAGTATACTTTTGAGTTCAGGTTTGATTGCTTGGTTTCGTATTGTGCTAGCAGAACCAATTTGTGATTCTATTACACTAGGGTTGGTAACATTGCCATCAACAATACCTTCTTCTATCAGTTCAGGACCAGTTATATCTGGTGATTCACTTCCTGTTTCTCCGTCACCCTCACCTTGGTCTTCTGGAAGTTTGAGCGGCTCTTGTTTTTTAGTAGGTTCAATGTCAATAACACCTGTGCTTATTTCTTCCCAAACAAGTCCGAGATTGGTGTTGATATCTCTGAAAGCATCAAGGTCCATAGTAAATTGACCTTCGCTATATCTTGCATTGACACTTATAACTCTGTACAATCCAACGATACCAAAGTTAGATTCTGGTATTTGCATTAGTCCTGTACCTTCGTCTGGATATGTTGGAAAGTTTAGATTTAAAAAATAGCTTACGCCACCTCGTCCGTAATGAGCTCCAGGGTGACTTGTTCTCCTACGTGGTCTACCTAACCAGTAAGGATCTCCTTTGATACTAATACGTTGAGAAACCAAGTCTCCTAAGGAATTTAGGTTTAGTTCTACTGCACCCAAATATACTGCACCACTTGTATCATCTTGGTCAGGGCCGTTTGTTGCTTTACTATTGATATTGGTTATATCATGTGTTAGTGGGTGTGTTTCATCATCTCCTCTGGCTGTACCAATAAGCTCAGATTGTGTCAAGTATCTTCCACCTGTAATTTGATTTACATCACCTTGTCTTAATCTTTCTCTTGCTTCTTCCTCTTCAAGTAAAGGAATAAGCTGATCTTCCAATGGTCCTCTACTGTCTTCTAGTTTTTTAATTTTTGCTTTGATATCTTTTTCTTGATTATCAAATTCTGTCATCCTGTTGGCAATTCTATCTACACTAGAGCCTTCAGGTCCTGAAAAATTATTGTTTTGTAAATTTTCTTTAAATGTTTTTCTTTTATTTTGCAGTTCTATTAGATCATCATTCAATGATCGAATTTCTTTGTTTATGTTCTGTAGTTCAGTAGACTTGATGTTGTAATCGTTATTTGGACTACCAGCACCTGCTTGTGATTGACCAATAAATTTACCAGCACCTTGATTGAGTGCTTGTATTTGATAATACGTTTGATTCAAATAAATGTCTAAACTCAATACTTCTGTGTTTTGACCAGTATGATAATAATCAAAGCGTTTTACCAATGTTTCATTTAGTGCCATGTTTCTTATGCGTTCTTTTTGGATACCTCTGTCAGCTATTACTTTTTCATATGCAATAACGTCGTGATGTAGTTCAGGCACTGTTATACGCTGTATGTTTATTGTGAAATCTTTTGCATAATCTCTGGCTATAAAATCATACACTCTATATTTGCAATCAGTTTCAAATGCAAACCAGGCACTTAGATCGCTGAATGTTTTTGCTTTTGCTACAGGATCATTTGGATTATCTTTATGAAATCCTCCTTTGTCTGTTGGAAGTTTTCTAAAGTTTTTTGTTTGATACAATCCTACCAGTATCAAGTCACTTATGCTTGTACCTTTTTTGATATTAAATGTTAACGATCCAGTTCCTGTTATACTCACACTAGTAAGTGGATTATCTCCGCTAGCAACATCAAATGCCCAATCTTTCCATTCTTCAGCCCTGTCACCAAAACCAAATGTATACTGATGAGGAAATGTTCTAGCTGTACTGTTGATTACTTTGCGTTTTTCTTGTTCATTAATCATCTCTTGCAAATTGCTGAGATATTCACCAAATGTTGAACCTGTAACTTGTACGGCTTTGTTCATGTAAAGATTAAGTTTTTTGAAACTTTCTTGTGTTGTTTCAACTAGATCTGCTCTGTAACCAGTTGCACCTTCGTTGTATTGAAAATCAAGTCCAGTCATTACTGTAGTCCAATAGTAAGGACTTGTGATATTGTCTACAGGAGTACCGTCCGTTTCATAACCTATAAATCTTAGTTCCAGCAAATAACATGCTTTCAAGTGATTAGGTATGCCCAAATCTTTGGCGGCTTTGAATATTCTAGTGTACAGTGTTGCGCCTAAAGGTTCGCTCAATGAAAAACTAAAGACATTTGCCAAGGCTTCTCTGTCTTGCTGTTGTTTGTTAAACGCCATCTTCAGATCGTGTTCAACACTAACAATGTTGATTTCAGATTCAACACCACTTTGTGCTATAATTTTTACTCTGTTTGTACCAATAATGTCATTGACTTGACCAACATCTTCTGGACGTATCATATACATTGTCCAGTTGTAGGTCCAGTTGTCGAACCTGTTGAGTACATTATCTTGATAGAAACTAAATTGCGCCATTAGGCAGTCCTTGTGATTCTATAGGTCTTTGGTGCGACTATTTTTGTTCCTGAAATAAAATCCATAATGGGATCAACTAGTTTGTCTCTATTATAATGTGCAAATACCCACCAAAGTTTAGCACTACCATACATTTCAAATGCTAGTAAATCTGGTCTTTTGTTAAACTTGGGTTGCACAATAAGAGTTGTTGTTTCTTCTGACAGACTGTCAGCTGTCAAAGGCGGTTGATATATTTCTAAGTATTTTTTGTTAATAGGAGTTATACCATAATTGCTTTGTGTACTGTACTTTGTTCTTGCCATTAGATGAATCCTCGCTGATAAGCAGAACCACTTATGAATTCATTTGTAGTAAATTCGTTCTTTTGTTTATCTGGGTTGATTTGTACAGCTATGTCAATAAAAATATTCATCATAACTGGTATTTGTGTATCGCCATCAACTAGCTTTAAGTCAACATTTGAATCATATGTAGTTGAAAATGTTGTTAACACAACAGGTATATTGTTGAATTGTTGTTGGCCAAATGCACTGAATTCTAACACAGGAGGTGGTGTACCTGCAACTGGACTAGTTTGATTTTTTCCAAAAAACATTTTAGAAACGCTTCTTAAAAAGTGTAATACTCCATAGGTATATCTAGCTTCTTCATCTGTAACACTAGCAAACTGAGCTGTTACCTGTATACTTGGACTTGGAGTATTTCTGTAGGCATTGTATGTATAATTGGTATGTGTTAAATCGTAAGGACTATAACCCACAGACTGTGCATAAACAATATCTGGTTGTATAGGAAACATAATTCCTCTGTGTTGTTGTAACACTTGTGCAGGTCCTGTAAGAAAAATACTGGGTGCATTTGGTTTTAAGACTAATTTAGCACGGTTTTTAGCTAGCACTGGCATTAAGTTTATCCCTTATAAATTCGTATGTTTTGGGCTCAATAGTGCCAAAAAATTCTCTAAAAATCATCATCTTTTGATTGTCATTTAGGCTGTCATTCTTCATTGCTGTTCTAAAATCTGTAGCACTCATACCGCCTTCTTGTATGCCCACTTCAAGTATGTAAGCACCTTGGTCACTAGGTACCATTTCAGCACCTGGTTCATAATCTCGCAAGAAGCCACCTCTTTTTAACCTACCTGCATCTTTGGCACTGAATACAAGTATAACCGCAGTATCATCTGGGTTTTTGCCAGTTAGTTTTACGTCTGGTCTGTATGGTTGTGTCTGCACTATGTTGTTCAAAGGTATGTTAAACATGTCATTCATTATCATACGTTTTTCATCAAAGCTAAAAGGATCACGCTCAGGTGTCGCAGTTTTGCTTACTGTAGTAGCGATAAATACGTTAGAGGAACCAAACTGTTCCACTAGATCCATATAAACCTTATGATGACCTTTGTGCATAGGCTGAAATCTACCACCGTAAAAAACAGCAATATCTTTTGCTATATCTTCTGTCAACTGTGCATATTTCATTGGGTGTCTCCTATAGTTGTATTTATAGGATAATTATATGTGTAGTTATTGACATTGCACCAAATATTGTGTATAATGGAATCAAATAAGGAATTACAATGAGGAAACAAAATTATTTAAACAACAAGGACATGCTAAAGGAAATACACAAAAGCAAATTGAGCTTTTGTTATGTACTAGACGACGAATATGCAAGATTTGATACAATCGTCGAAGACTTAGAAGATGTTAACAAACCTGAAGTTATTCAAACAGCAAAAGAAAACAGAGCAAGACAATTAAGTACAGAAGCATACGAAACTGCATATTTAGAATGGTATAATGATCCTAAAAGCAAACAAAGTCAGAAACCAAAACAAATCAATTACAAAATAGATCCAGACACAATAGACGAACAAAGTCTAGTTTTTAG